TGAAGGTGAAGGTGTCACCCACCAGGAAGGAGCTGGGCTTCTGGTCGACCTCCGCTGCCTCGGTGAACTGGACGGTCAGGCCCGTCCCCTCCAGGGCGTAGGAGCCGGTCACAGGGACGGTGATCTCGTCGGTGAAGCTGTGGCCTCCATTGATGGAGGCTTTGAAGGCTGCGGTGTTCAGCCCGCCCTGGGCGGTGATCTGGATAACCACCTGGAAGGCGTTGGTGGGGGAGCCGTCCACGGTCAAGCTGCCGCCGCCATCCCCCTCCTGCACCACAGGGGCCAGGGTGCCCGCCGTTGTCGCGGCAACCGGGAGGCAGAAGATGCGGGCCGCGCCGCCCTGAACGGCGTCCATGGTGGCGTCGGCCAGCGGGGACAGGCCTAGCCGGCCTCTGATCTTGGCGGCGTCCATGTCACCGGTGACGATGATCGGCGTGTCGGACACCACGGGCGAGGCCCCGATCTTGACGCTCAGCCCGTCGCCGGTGGCGGTCGCAAAGCCGAGCAGACCGTCAGAAATGATTGTCTTAACGTCTCTAAGCATTGCTTCTTAGCCTCGCTTTCCTTGGGGTGCGCCCATGGGGGCCCCGGTAAAATCGGCGACCGCCTGGAGGAACGCCTCCTCAGTCATAGCCCTGCCGGGCTTCCAGTCATTCGCGGCACATACGCCAGCGAAGATGGGCCGCGTAACCTTGTGCTTCTCCCGGAGCGTATCAATCGACAGCAGCTCCTGGGGCTGCGCCGCTGCGGGCGCAGCTTCCGGCTTGCTTCTACTCGCCATCTGTATTCTCCTTTCCGTTTATTTTCTCGATCTCGACCACCTCGACGTGGGTCAGCGGCCCGAAGTCCGTGTCCTTGTAGACGCCGCCGTTGAAGGTGACCGTCACGCGGACGGCGACCTGGGCCTTGAGCAGCGCGTCCTCGGTATCGACCCACTCCACGCCCTCTATCTCCAGCGGGACGAAATTCCCGTCGACCGTGATGCCACGGTCAAGCAGCGAGACGAACTTCTCCAGCATGGTCTCCACGGTGTCGTCTGTGTAGTCGCCTATGAGTACAACGAAGGTGACAGCCCGGTCAAAAACCTTGCGCCGTTTGTGTTTCGCTCCCTCTTCATCCCTAAATCGCTTTTTGGAGCCGTTTCGGGCGTAGGCTTCCCGCTCAAACAAAACTGCACCGACGTGGGACTCCTGGCTTTTCTGGAGGGCTTTCAGGGCCGTGTACGGCCTCGACTTGAGACCCGACTCCGTGAGCTTCTCCAGGAGGTATTGCTTGCTTTGCCCGTAGAGCATGGGTCAGCCCTCCCTTCCGATGAAGTCCTCCACGGTGGCCTTCATTTCCTGCATATCTTCGTCCGACAGGCCCAGGAAGGGCCGGGCCGGGATTTTGACGCACACCTGTTTCTTGGAGACCCACTTGCCGTTGTACTGGAACCGCATCACTTTCTTCCTGCGGGCCCGGATGGTGCGCCCTGGCTCGCCGAACTGATGGGTCGCTGCGTGTTTGGCATTGGTGCCGACCGCAAAGCCGGAGGCGTCCGACCTCGCGTGGATGGAGTTGCGGAGCTGGGCGGTCTTGACCAGGGTCTTCCCGCCCTCCAGGATTGCCCGCTTGGAGCTCTTCCACCTCCGCCCGTCCGGGCCCTTGCCCTGCCGGAAGCGTTCAAGCGTCGACTCCCGAACACCCTGGGCGAGCGCGGCGTTGATACTGCGGCGGTCGATCTCGGAGAAGCTCCGTATCCTGCGGAGCATAGCCCGGGTGTCCCCCTCCAGGCGGATGTCGTACATAGCTCACATCCCCCTCATCTGTCCCCGGCTGAACAGCCGGGGGTTTGACCGGACAGTGAAGCCGATCGCGGCTGCGCTGGCGGGATCTCCGTCAGCATCGGCCCCGATGGAGACCTTGCCCTCCGCCACCAGCGTGAGGAACTTGACCGCCGCGTTGTAGCGGTTGAGGTAAGTCTTCTGATCTGTCCCCTCGTCGATGCCGATGCGGGAGAACAGGTTATAGACCGCGATGTCTTTAGAAAATTTGTTGATGACCTTGGGGACAGGAGCGAGGGGGACGGCGTACCTCTTGGCGAGGTAGCCGTCAATCTCGCCGTCCGCGTCGGCGATCGCCGCGTCAATGATGGGGGCGACCAGCTCCTCCCGCTTCGCGGGCTCCTCGATAAAGGTGTCTCCGATGATCGCGTTGAGGGCGTCGTCCTTAATCATCTCCCGAACTTCCGCCCTGGTGCTGTAGCTCATGCCGCCCCTCCCTTCCGTCAGCCAGCAGCCCCGGTGCCGTCAGAGCCGAAGGCCATCTGCCAGAAGCCGAAGCCCGCATTGCCCCGGCTGTCCGCGCCGTAAAGGAATTGCTTCTTCATGAACACGTTCTCGTCGGTCTCCTGGGTCTTGGAGACGAACTTGGCCTTTTTCCGCTGCTGATAGATCAGCGGCTTCACGGGCCGGTTGGTGCAGAGCAGGAACCAGGAGGAGTCGTGACCGGCGAGCTGGGGGACGACCACGGGCTTCGCGGTGCCCTGCATGGTGTTCTTGGTGCCGTTCACGAAGTCGGCGACCAGAATGTCCCGGGCCTCCTTCTCCAGAGCGGGCGGGACGATCAGCTTATCCGGGACAAGGTTCAGGGCCCGGCCCTTGCTGTTGGTGAGGGACATGATTGCGGTGCGGGCCGCAATATAGGCGTCCATACTCAGCTTGGCGTGGCTCATGTTGGAGACGGTCTTCTCACCGATTTTGTGGGCGGCGGAGAAGAACGGCTGGTCATCGAAGCACTTCGTTGTGAAGCCGTCGGCCAGCAGCTTGAAGATCAGCTCATCCGGGTGCGTCGCCGCCGACTGCGCCAGCATTTCAATCCGCACATTGTAGATGCCCAGCTTATCGTCCTCGATCGCGTTGCGGTCGACGCCCACGGTCAGCTCGAAGTCCTTGTTCTTGATGGTGTAGTCGCTGGCGGTGAGGTTCTGCACCTCCCGGTCGCCAATCCACTCCCTCATGCCGGGGATGTCGCCCAGCCAGGCGTAGGTCTCCGACTCCGTGGTGGAGGGGATGACGGAGGCGATCTCGGTGTACATCGGCTGCACTTCCGTCAGGGCCTTGTTGAAGATGGTATTAAACGCGACGTAGATGCCGCGCAGGGTCTGGGGGTTGATAACCATAGCGCATTATCCTCCTTCTGTTCGTTAGGTGCTGGCGGCGGGCGCGGTCAGGCCGTTGCCGATCTCCACAGCGACGCCATTGTCGTCGACCCGGATGACCAGCCCGGCGACCGAGGCTCCGGTGGCCAGGGCGGTCACGGTCTGGTCGTCCTGGATGTAGCAGGGCTTGAGAACGTGGCCCGCGCCGACCTTGTTGGCGGCGGTGCTGGTGTTGGCGTAGACGAACACGCCCCGGGTGACCCGGATGACCAGCTCGCCATCGCCGCCCGTGTTCTCCACGGTTTCCTCGGCCCGGCCCGCTGCCGTCAGGCCCGCCGCCTTCTTCCCGGGGATAGCGTAGCCGTCCGCGTCCAGGACGACCAGGGCCCCCTGGTAGATGGTGGTCTTAGCCTTTACCGGCAGGACGAGCTGCTTGCCGCCGTTCATGATCTCGGTGGTATCTCTCGCGTTAGTCAAAGCTCCCATAATGGCTTACTCCTCCTTCCCGTATTTCTCCAGGTCTTCCTGGCTGACGCCCAGCTGCTTGCAAACCAACGTGGTCGCCTCGTCCGGCTTGTCGGATTTGAGGGCCACGGTGCCGCCCAGGTCGATCTCGCCCATGGGAACGACCTGGGGGGCCTTCTCCACAAACGCGCCGAAGCCCTTGGGGTCGGCCAGAGCGTAGCTCCGGGCCCAGTCCTTCTGCGCCGGGGTGATCTTGCCCGCTTTCAGGGCCAGGGTGACGGCCTCGTCCGCGTCCCGCTGGGCGTTCTGCTGCTTCAGGGCCTTCAGTTCCTCCAGCACGTTGACGCCGTCGATGGTGCCGCCCTTGAGCTCCATGATCTTCGCGGTCACATCCTCGGCGGGGGCCCCGGCCTTCAGGCCCAGCAGTTCGCAGACCGCTTTGTTGGCGACGGTGGCCTCGTCCCCGGGCTGCTTGCCTTCCTTGAGGCTCTTGTTCTCGGCGACCATCGCCTGGAGAGCCTCCATGATCTGCTCCTCGGTGGCGTCCGGGCCAAGGCCCAGTGCCGCCGCCAGCTTCTGCATATCCATGTTCTCGTGTCCTCCTTCAAAATTATCTGAGTTGACGATCGGGGTCATGTTCTCGATCGCGGGGGTGTTGGTCAGGGCCAGGGAGTGCAGCCCTATGGCCTTGTTGTCCGTCTTGCGGACATTGACCACGGGGGAGAGGTAGCGGTATTCCTTATTCTTCAGATACTCCGCTCCCCGGGGTGTCCACTCAACAACGGCCACGATGTTCCCGTCCTCCAGCTTCAGCTCCTTCACCCAGCCAGCGGCGGGGGCCTCGACCCCCTTGAGGGTCTGGTGCTCATAGTCCACCACCAGATCGACGCCGCGTTGGGCGATCTGTGCCTTCATCGCCTGGAAGCTGCCCTCGTCCACATCAAACTCGCCCTTGGAGCTGACGACGTGGCCCAGGGGGAGGACGGTGATGGTCTCCGGGGCTCCCGTGAGCTCCACGCCGCCGCCCTTCAGAATAAAAAAGTCCTTCATTTTCCGGTGTCCTCCTTCATGCTTGCGCCGCGCCCCGTTATAACGCCGTTAGTACGCCCCACAACGGCCCCCGGGGCCCTGCCCCGTAACTTTACCCTCCCCGGCGTTGGCGTCGCTGTGTGGGCCCCTGTGCGCCTATTTGGGGGCTCCCTCCTTTTGCCGGGCTTGGTAGGCTTTCACCAGCGGCTCCGGGTAGTCCTTCAGGTCGGGCTCGAAGCGTACCTTTGCCGGGTTGGTGCCGAAGTGCGGGTCGGGCGCGACTGCCGGGAACGAGGTCTCCACAGTCAGCCCCCGCTGCTCCACCTGACGCTTGGAGAGCGTCTTCACGGTGCAGCGGCACTTGAAGCCATTAGGGGGGAACCAGGTATTCCAGACGGGGGAGTCTGCCGGGAAGACGCGCCCATCCATCTCCAGGTGGCTGGGGCGGGTGTGAGAGTCGTTGACCGCGTCGTACTGCCAGAAGGGACGCAGCTCCATGACGGCGGGGTCGGTCATTTGCTGGTAATGGCCCACATTGTAGGCCGTCTGGATATTGGTGCGGAAAATCAGGTCGGCCTGCTCCGGGTTGAGCCCCTCATAGCCCTCCGACTCCAGGAAGTCGTTCATGTTGGCCTGGAACTCCTGGAGGGTGCTGCCCTCCTCCAGCGCAGAGAGCAGCTCGTCGTAGAACTTTTTCAGGATTTGGGCCTTGGTGTAGCCGCTGACGGTGAAGGCCAGGGCCCGGTATTCCTCGGCGATCTGATAAAAGATCTCCGCCGTAACCGGGACGCGCTCCTTGAAGTAGTCCACAGCCTCCTGGAAGGTCATGTCCTCCCGGCTGAAGATCGTGTCAATGCCGTCCATCTTCCAGGGCCCTCCCCTCCAGGTTGGCGTACACCATAACCTTCTGGAGCAGCTCCTCCGCCTGGGTGACGTCCATCGCCTTATAGAGCTCGGCGACAGCCTTCTCGTCCTCCATCATGTCCCGGAGCTCCTCCAGGCTCCCCGCATTCTCAATTATTTTGAGAATTGGGGCGAAGGCTTTCTTGAAGCTGCCAGCTCCGCGCCTGACGGCGGCGTCGGCCAGCCGGTCGATATGCGCCTGGGTGCCGGGCCCTGCGTCGGCCCCGGCCTTCAACGCAATGGTCGGCGCGGGCGGTTCCTGTTTGAACGGGAGGACGCCCGGCCCCGC